AGGGGCAAGCACACGAAGACCGTGCGCCTTAAAGCCACCTGGCAAGTTAGCAAAGGTGCCAGCATCTATAAGCTGGCGTAGGGAGGAGGTAGCTGTTTTTGTTAAGCCACCTATTAAATGTAAATAACCATAACCATAAAATCCCAAACCTGGGATCATAGTATAATGAGTGAAATACATTTTCTTCTTCTTTAGTATATCATCTTCATTCCAGTTTCGTCTTATACATAAAACTTGTTCATCAGTTGTCATATGTACAATATAAGGAAGTTTTAATCCATCTTCATCTTCAAATCCTGGTAAATCAATATTAGCGTGTACTTCTAAAATTTCTACTTCATCTTCGTCCATGCCTGGTTTAGCACGTCCAACAACTTCGTTTTCACTTTCAGTTGCAGCACTTTCTTCAATAGAAGTTTCCATAACATCTAAGTCACGGAACATTCCTGCTAATTGTAATTTCTTAACTTGGTTTTTTGATAATGTATATTTATGTGTAAATCTTTCAGCATTATCTAAATCTGATGCATAATAGTTTACATAAAAATCACTTGACTTTACAAATTCAGTACAAGCTCTTTGTTGTGTTGGATCCCAATATGTTTTCTTAAATGCTGTACCATATAAGGAAACATAAAATAATAATCTATCTAATTCAGGTCCATACTCAGGCATTTGAATTTGTGTTTGCCAATTCATAAACTGACGAACACGATTTGCCTGTTCTTGTTTTTGCATAGTATCCAAACCAATTATACGTGTGCGTACTGGACCTTCGGTTGGAAATAATTCTTTATATGTTTTTGCTTGAAATTTTACAACTGCTTGCGCTAATACAGGGTGAGTTGCACTACATGCCCCTGGAAAAGGTTCATCACCTTGATCATCTTTAAATCCTAAAAGTGTTACACCTTCTTCTGCAATATCATCATACTCTTGTCTTGAATCTTTGTCTCTAGTAAACCCATCGTATAATTCATTTGCCACAAATTGCAAATCTTCTTCAGGCATTTTCTCTGCTAAGTTTGCATCAAACTCTTCTATTAATTGTTCTTCTTCATCAAAGAAACCCATTGCTTCTGCCGCTTCTAATGTTGCATCATCTGCTACTTCAACTTCTAGTTCTCCTGTATCCAATCGCTCAATGTTATCAGCGGTTGGCATATTAACTGAAGTTATTGCTTCTTCTAAATCTATTTGTTTTTCGATTGCCATTTTGTATCCTTACTAATAATAAAAGCCTTTACGCTTTCCCTGCTCCGTATATTTTCTATTATATACTCTTTGTTCTGCCTTGTCAACCCAAGTATTTTCACTATGATCTATATAACCTCCATTACGCATCCACAATAAAGCTTGGGATAATGTATCCATATAGTCATCATGATTACCAGTTGGAAAAGCTCTAGCTTCATCCATTACTTCGACTGCCCATTTTCTCTCAAAAGGGGCATAAATTCTCCCATTATGAAACAAACCTGTAATTGCATAAGCTCTTGCGACTTTATCTCTATCAGGTTGAAACTCAAATATAGGTAATCCTGTCATACGTAAGTCTTGTATTAAAGACTGACCCGATGCTTTCTTCTCAATAAGTATAGAATCAGGTTTATGTTCTTCATATTTATCTAAAGCTTTCTGACGAAGAGTAGGATAATCCCATCTACCTCTTTCTGCCCCCAATAAACATAAATTAGGTGTAGTTACATCTCCACCAAATACACCCCATGTAGTAATTGCTGAATAATCGGCGGTACTTTTAGTAGAAAATGCTGTATCCCATGATTGTATGATGTAATCACACTCAGGTGCTTTCTCATGTGACCAATTCTGCCACCAATCTAACTTAATTATATTACCTTGTTCAGAAGATGGGGCTTGACTATACAATGCATCAAATTTAAATGCAGGTGTATTGTTTTTTGTACGTATTATTTCCTCAGTTGTCCAACAAAATCCACCATCTTTATCAGATGTAGGCCAAAATGACTCACCTAACTGTAATTCTGGGTATTTAGTTGTTAAATACCCTTGTTTTATGAGAGATTTCCTAGCTTTTTCTAGAATTGGTACCGATTCGGAACTATTTAATGCAGGAATACGTACAACTTCCCACTTATCTGCCATTGGTGCAGTAAATTCTTGCTCTAATAAGAACCCTGCTAGATCTGTTTCATGCCATCTTGTCATAACTAGCACTACTTTTCCACCAGGCATCAACCTTGTACGCAAACCTGAAGAGTACCATTCATTTAAACTCTCTCTTCTAGTCTTAGAAAAGGCATCTTGCTCTGATATAGGGTCATCAATGATTGCTAAATGTGCACCAAACCCTGCGATACCTGAACCAGAACCTGCAGCTAGGAAAGATCCTGCTTGATTCTTCTTATGTTCAAGTGCCCATGAGTT